CAGTTGGTATACAAGCCAAATGTTAAGGTGATCAATAGCAGTAAGATCACTTCTGACAATTGCACCTTCTGGTGCTTTTATTGGAAACGAAAATACATAGGTGTCGTTAGGTTTCATAACATCATCTTCTACTGGAATTCCAACCTCTTTTAAAAATGTAGAAATTGGATCTCCTTTTGACCCACGAACTGTACGAATATAGTATTGTGAATGCCATGGATGCATCCCTGAAGATACACCAACTAATTGAGACACTGTTCCTGATGGCTTAACACATGTAATAGCAGCAGACTCAGGAATCCCAATCTTTTCAGATTCTTTTTTATTAACTTCTCTTGCTTTTTCACGAAGAGTCATTAAAAATGCTTCTAGTGCTACGATATCCTCTTTGCCAGACATAAACTTATGGCCAAATTGTCCAGTAAGTGAAACCCCTAGCAATCTTTCTTCTTCTGTATTATCTTTCCAAATTTTGCGTAAATATTTAAAATCAGTTAGCGTTGATTGCCAGGTTCCAAGAATGGTTGCAAGCTCTACTTTACGCTCAATATCTTTTTTTGTATCTTTTTCACGTAATACGACTTCTGAAAGGTTGCAAAACTGATAAGGACGTAAAATAATTTCTGAGCAAGGGTTAGTTCCGTAGTGTATATCTGGATCTCTTTTACCGTATCTTGCTGCTTGGGCTTGAGCTGCGGCCACATTATATATACCTCGCTCTCCTGACTTTGAGTCATAAAGTGATTTCCATTCTGCAATAAATTGCTCCATTTCTGGTTTACGTGAATACGCAACAGAATTATTAGAAAGTGCACGTTGTGGACTTGCTTCCCACCAGTTACCTGATTTTGCTTGAGCCATTTCAATATCGTTAATATTTGAAAGAGAAATCATTGCTGAGCGACGAACTCCTCCTACAACAACTACTTCGCCAATCTTACACATAATATCGTGACACTCAATTGGCTTAAGATTTCTTCCTACAGCATTTTTAAATTTAGCAATAGTAAAGTCAAAAAGGTTGACTAGTGGTTGTGGCCCAGATGATCTGCCACCCATTGTCTTAAGTCTTGCTCCTGCTGGACGAACTTTTGAAACATCAATCGCTGGGATGTGGCCTGTCCAAAGAAGTGCGAGCAATTCACGGTATGCTTTTGCCCAACCTTGTTTTGAATCTTCAACTACAATAACAGTATCTGATTTTTCAAGTTTTTCTGGGACAGAAGGGAGCTTATTAATATACTTGTATTCAACTGAAAAACCTACTCCAGTTCCACACATAAGAACATACATTGTTTCATCGAAAGAGCGTGGGGAATCAACTGGAAGAAAAGCACAGTTATAGCCAGCAACATTGTCTCTTTCTAATGCTGGTCCAGATGTCATTACTGATCTCATGGAAGGCATTACATTTCTTTTAAATACAAAATCTTTTAGTTCTGCAACAAGATTATTATCTGGTACATAGTCGTGATTTGTTTTTAAATGATTGGTGATAAAATTAAAATATCGATCTACTGTTTCACCCCATGTTTCTCTACGGCTTTCAGATTCTACCCATTTTGCATATCTAGATAAAGCAATAAAGTTTTCATAAGGGTTTTCAATAGTTTGCGACATTTTTTATATAACCTTTTCTCCGCCTTGCGGTGTTAATTTTGAGTGAAGTCCAAGTGTATCAAACTTTTATTTAACAGTCTACACCTAATAAATATTTATACTTATTTTAGTTGACTAGCTTGACAGTATTACATTATTAATGATATTCTTATAGTTCGTTATCTCTATAGGAGGAAATGCCAATGGAGAATATAAAAACGCAGTTTAGCGATTTAGTTCGTGACTGGACAATTATAACGATGGTAACATTGTTTTTATTTTCTGGACCACAAGCAAGCGCTTTAACTGTAGTAGAACCTTTAGTGAAAACTGAAGCCCAATTAAAGCAAGAAGTCTTAGATAGTTTTAGTAAAGAGATTTACAAGCCATCTGAGATGCTTACAGACGAAGAGTTAAAACTATTACTTGAGACTGTAGGATTCGAGGGACTAGGCCTTAAACAAGCTTGGTCAATAGCAAAGCGTGAATCTAATGGAAGACCGCTTGCATATAACGGGAATAGGAATACAGGAGATAATTCTTATGGATTATTTCAAATAAATATGATTGGAAGTCTCGGTCTAGATAGGCTAGAGAAATTTAATCTGAAGAGTAACAAAGAGTTATTCGACCCAGTAACAAACGCAGAGATAACGTACTATATGACCAATGGCGGAAATGATTGGTCGGCTTGGAAGGGAATGACCCCAAGAGCCAAGGAATTTTTATTAAAATTTCCGACAGAGTAAAGGAGATGTAATGAAGATACAATATGTATCAACTTACATCCTTATGTCAAGGGAAGGATTGGTTGAACAGCTTTTATGCCCAGTAGATCAATCCCTTCTTTTGTCTAATCAAGATTTAGAAGATAATATATTTTTATATTGCTTATCTTGTAAATATAAAAAAAATATTGGTATTACTACTTACAACGATATAGTAAAACTAGTGGACAGGCAGTTAAAAAATGACAAAATGCCAAAATAATTGCACTTGTAAAGTAGAGACAGAATCTGCACCCGTAACAATTACAGATGCAATGGGCAGAGAGGTTTTTTGGTTAGATGCAGGAAGACCAGACGACAGACAATAAAGAAGAGCAACAGAATTTAGAAGACAACCTACCAATGGTTAATTATATAATGCTTCATAGAATATATGACATTTTAACATTAATTTCTAGCAGGATGGCTGGTAGCGAAGAAACTTCTAAAATGGTAGAATACCATAAGGCGGGTTACTTACTTGGGCCGACGCCATCATTTACACCAGGAGAAACAAATGACTAGAGAAGACACACTGGACTTAATGTTGAGTGGAGTAATTCAGGATATGAAAACGCTATATTCTAATGCTGGCATCTCAGAAGAAGAGTCTGCTAAACATATCGAGCAAGGAAATGAATCGTTTAAACTTTTATGCATTAACATGTATGAAAGACTTTTAGAGGCGGGAGCACTTAATAATGCCTAAATATACCTACAAACCAATTTATGAATCTCATATAGAGCTGTATAAAGAAAATGCTGGGGAAGATGCACACCATCCTGATTTGCCTAGCGATTTAAACGCTACTTTAATTGTAGTAGCGGAAAACGATGAAGAGTGTTTATCAATTAGAAATGTAATTAGTCATTCTCCTAGCTGGGAACTTATCTCTGTAGAAGAATAAATGGAATCTTACCTTTCACGTTGGCAAGATGATCCAGAATTTGTAAAACTACATCAAACATTTAACAGTATCACTGGGATGAATGATCCTATTGATACTGTTCTTTATGCTAGGTTATATATTCTCAGACAATTAGCAAAACAACAGTCTAATAAAAAATCTAACTTTGTTGAATGTGGTACATACGCTGGAATGTCTATATATTTTGTTGCTGATTTATGTAATAAAAGATTTTTAGGTATAGACTCGTTTGAAGGAGTTTCTGAACCTGGGATTTTTGATAGTGATTATTTTAAAACAGTAAAACTTGCAATGCCTTTAGAAATAGCTCAAAAAATAACTAAAAATTTAGAAAAAAATAATTTTAAGGTGGAGCTGTACAAGGGATGGATTCCTGAAGTATTTGAAAAAATAGACACCCTTTCTTATTCTTATGTACATATAGATACAGACTTATACGAACCAACAAAAAATTCTATAGAGCATTTTTGGCCATTAATGGTAGATGGAGCTGTTTTAATATGTGATGACTATGGATCTAAGAAAACTCCAGGAGCAAGAAAAGCAATGATTGATTTTTTTGGTCAAGAACAAATTCTTGAATTACCCACAGGACAAGCAATTGTATATAAACATTGACTTAAGTATAAAATAATAATACAATAAGAATTCAGGTAGAGCATTCGTGTTCCCTGTTTAGGACGAAAGTCCTGTAACCCCCAATTGGATCCGCCTCTAATTGGGGGTTTCTAATGTTTAAGTGGTATAATTAAGTAATACTTTAAAAAGAGGTGGTACATGAGTCCAAGAGATCATTTTTCCCAAGCAATGCAAAACCCTTATTTTCAAACAGATGCCTATTTAAAAGAAACTGTTAGTGGCAGAGCTGAGGTAAAAATTGAAAATTGGATGCTAATGATATCGAAGAAGATACGGAGAAAAAATAATGTTTAAGGATCATCCCAAATGCATAGAGCTTGCACCTAGAGTTTTTATATTTAAAAATATTATCCCAAAAGAGATAATGGATTCAGTACATGCTGACGTCGCAACATGGAAAAGAAGCGGACCAGAAAATGTTTGGAGTACCAACGACTGGTACAAAGACAAATTTTGTCCTCCCTTTGTAAGCACTTTTGCTGCTTGGAAATTTATGTCCGAGCTTATATATCCAGAACATGTAATACACCCTTTAACAAATTTAATGATTTCTCAACCACACGACGAGGGAATGTTTGTTCATGCTGACAGCCCTGGTATGGATGGCAGCGATGATCTTTACGAAATTGATACTTGGTCTGTTTGTTGCTCACTTCAATATGGAGTAATTGCATACTTTGGAGACTTTACTGGTGGAGAAATATATTATCCACACATAAACCCTGATGGCACTGTTAAGCCGCCTACCGATAAAGGACAATTTTCAGTGTATGAAATTAATGAAGAAATTTTAGCAGAGCCTTGCTTAGTTGTATCTCCAGAACCAGGTGATATTGTTATACATGGAGCAACAGTTCCTTATGAGCATGGAGTAAAAAAAGTTATTAGCGGAACAAGATATGCATTTTCAAATTTTGCATTAAATATAGAAGATAATGTTGGAAGCTTTTATAGTTATAAAAGTCCAGAGTGGTATGAGCAAATAGGAAAATATGATCCTCCAACCTTAAATCAATTAAATGATTGGCATAGACCACTTAAATTAAATCCTCAGTTTGCTGAAGTTATTGAAGAGAAAAATGAAATAATGAAAGAAGCTTGGGAGGCTTACAAATAATGTTTTACGATAAGCCTAATTGTATTAAAATAGCAGACAGAATATATAAGTTTGAAAACATTATCCCAAAAGATATATATAATACAATTATGAAAAAAACTGAAGAGTTTAAAAAGGGTAGTACTTTTAATCCGTGGAGTATGCGTGACTGGTACGAAGACAGAATGAGCCCACCTATTAAAGAGTTGCACCCGTTATGGGAGTTCATGAATGAATTAATTTATCCAGAACTTGTTGCACACCCAGTAATGACACTAATGGTTACGGATAATACTGATGATGGTATGTTTGTTCATACAGATAGTCCTGGTAAAGGAAACTGCAACCTTTTGGTAGAAATAGATACATGGCAAACATGCTGTGAGCTTGAGTATGGAATGATTGCATACTTGGGAGATTACACTGGCGGTGAGCTTTACTATCCAAATTTAAATCCTGACGGATCCATAAAACCAGAAATATCTAAAGCTGATAATGACTTGTATCATAAATTATGGGAAGAAAGACTTTTAGAACCTTGTTTGGTAGTAGAAACAAAACCAGGAGATATAGTTTTCCATGGTGCAGCTTACCCTTATGATCATGGAACAAAGCCAACTACTTCTGGGACTCGCTATGCCTTTTCAAACTTTATACTTTTAGCAGAAGATAACCCAGGAACATTTTATAACTACAAGAGCCCAGAATATTACGAACAAATAGGAGACAAAAGTCCTGCCAATATGGCAAAATGGATGAACCCTCTTGAGATAAATCCTCAATTCAAAGAAGTAATAGAGGAAGCTCTTTCAAGAAATAATTTATATTATCAAGGAAAAGATACTAACATTGAAACCCCAGCTATTAATGCAATGAAAGCAAAAATAACTAGGTAATGAATGAAGAAGTTTTAGAAATATGGAAAACATCAATAAGAGGTATTGCTGAGAGAGCTCTGGATGTAGAGGGAGACTTTGTTGAATGTGGCTCATACCTTGGAGTATCTAGCAAAGTATTAGCAGAAGTCTGTAAAACACATCTTCATTTATTTGACTCTTGGGAAGGTGTCTCTGAGCTTGCTGTAGTTGATAATCCTATATACAAAACGTTAAACTGGAATACCGATATTGAAAATATAAAAAATAATTTATCTGAATTTAGCAATATAAGCTTTTATAAAGGTTGGTTTCCAAAAAAGTTTATTGAAATTGAAAATAAAAAAATATCTTTGTTGCATTTAGATTGCAGTCTATACGAACCTACTAAGATTTCACTTGAATATATGTGGGATAAGATGTCTGTTGGCGGATATGTAATATGTAATACTCATGAAGGAATTTCTACTGGACCAGAAGCCGCAACTAGGGATTTCTTTAAAAATAAACGTGAATTAATTACTTTGCCATTAGGAATATTAGTCGCAATTAAGTGAAGTGCGAAAAAGTGCGTCGGCAGAAGAAACCATTTCTACAAAACGTTTATATTTGTCAAAAGACTCATCTAAGCATTTAGATCCTGTAACAGATTCTTCTATAAGGAGTCTATTCATATCTTTATCTCTAAGATAATGTCCATAGTCTGTTGGAGAATCAGATTTATGTCTATTCTTTAAGGTGCTTATGGTCATTTCAACGGCGTCTACATTATCAAATGTTTTTAAATTAAAGGTGGTTCCAGCCTTTTTCAAAAAACTAACAGGATCGGTCATAACTTGATCAAAAACTCCGCAATACAAATTTGAAAAATTATCTAGAGCTAAGTCTATAAATCTAATATATTCTTTATTATGATATTCTATTTCTTGGTCTAATCCGCTTGTCCATGAAATACTTTTATTTTGTAAAAAGCTTGTATATCTAGATCTTTCAATTACAGAAGATAAAGTTTTAAATGGATCACGAAAAACAACTATTTGATTTATCTTATCCTTATATTTATCTGGCTCTCTAATTACTTTTACTTCAGAGTCTAAGATATAACTAGATAAGGTGGCCAAGAAAGCACTACCACATCTTGGAAATAGATTAAAATATATCATATTATATTATATAGCACATATCGGACAAAGTGAAGTGCGGCGGCGAGAAAAGAACCTATTTAAGTTTAGCATCATACAGGGGATCAGAACTATATTCATAGATAATATCCATTAATAACTTACACGTAGAATGACTTTCTAGGTACCATATGTCACATACCCCTGACTCTGCGTTTAAACATGTCTCTAATCGGCTCTTAAGACCTTGTATGACCCATTCTAGCGAACACCGTGCCATGAAATTGTCAGCTTGAAAATAATTGCACTCTTCATATCGACGATCTAGCAGATATTTCGCTAATTGGTCTCTTTTATCTAAATTTATTGGTAGATCCATATTGACCAAACTATATAAGATATTATCAATACCCAAGATAGCTGAAGGATTGACCTATATAGCTTAGAGTTCTTCATCTTCTATACTATCATCTAGGTCAAAATCAAATACTTCTAGCTCTCCCGCCCAATTTAAAAATTTAGAAAGCATAGCTCCAGAAAAAATTGCTATCGCAATTACACTTATACCTGCCCATAGTTTTTTCATAATGTCATTATACCATAATTTTAGTTGACTAAGATATTACATATTGTATAATTAAATATGTTTAAAAAAATTAAACCTGAAAAGAATATACCTGATCATATAGTAGACGATCTTAGATATTTAGACAAAAATGATCCTGAGTCAATTTTTTTATTAAACTTTCAAAACAATACAGAACACAATATTCCTTCTGGTCAATCTTTTGGCAAAAAAGAGATTATATACTCTGGATGTAGCCAAACTCATGGATATTACCTAGATGATAATCAAGACCTAGTATGGGGAAATATCCTATCTTCCCGCCTAAATAAAAATTCTATAAACCTTGCTGTAAGAGGAGATTCTATATCGAATATTATAAGCAGAATATATTCATATATCGATAATTTTGGTCAACCAGAATATATATTCTGTTTATTCCCTGATCCATTTAGACTTATGTCTCCTAGAGATGAAAGATATCTTGTAAATGAAAAAGATTTAAGAATGCATGGAATTTTAGAGTTATCTCAGTATTTTGCAAATAACATGGAGCATCAATGGTATTTAAATAAGCAAGGCTTGCTGCCCAATATTAAACAACAAGTAATACCAAATACGCTAACCTTATTTTTAAGCATTCAGTCTATTTTGCATCTTGAAGTGTTTTGTAAATCTGCAAATATAGTTCTTAAATACGGAACATGGTCTACGATATTAGAAAAAATAATTGAATCAGTAAAGTCTGAGAATGTCGACTCTTATAAAAATTTTGTAAATCTAAAAACTGAGTTTTGGGATGACTATAGCGATAAAACTCTTTTTAAGGACTGCCACAAAGATAGTCCTTATTGCAATGATAAATTGTTTTCTTCTGGTTCCGACCAAGCTCATATAGGAATTCATAGAAATATACATATATCTGATGATTTTTTTGAATCTTTATAGTACACTTATCACTTGATCTTAGGTCTTAGGTCTTATATATATTATATATTTATTATTTATTGATTTACTGACCCCCCGACCCCCCTATACGAAGTATACTAAATGTATTTTCGATGTCAAGCTTTTTTAGTTGATCACTTTTTCATATTTGTAAAAATGTTAATAATTTTTTATTTTGTATGATACACATATTTAGAAAAAACGGACATTTAGTATAGACCGCACATATTGAGCGTGTATTGTGATGAGTATCACATAGATATTTTGTGATGTGCGCCACAATGTCCGAATTGATAGCATTTATAATTGGATAAATGTCAGTCCCCCCTGCTAGTCTTATACTATAAGAACAAACGAAAGGAGATAAGCAAATGCTTACTCAAACTACACTAGACAAGATAGTCTACGAATACCAACACGGGGGCGTGAAGTCTAACCACCCCGAACTAACTACCTATGAACGCAAGGCGTTGCTAAAGCATCTCTTTAGCCTACCTACTACCTGCTCCCTATGCCACGGCACAGGTGAGGTCTACATCGGCAACGATGAGGACTACTCAATAGAGCCGTGTGAGGCAACTCACACCGCATAGATAGCGTGTCGGCTAGTAAATGTCAGTCCTATCGGCTACAATTACAGCATAACAACTAAATAAGAATTAGAGCGTGAGCCTAGCAAATAAACCGAAAGGGTGAGCCTAGCAAATAATCGCTCAACACAAACTACTAACGAAAGAAGAACAGTAAATGAAAATCACATACTCACTATGGCGAGATAGCCAATTACTAAGCACGGGTAATACCGCTACTAAGCCCGAAGAAATCTTAGCCGTAATGGAAGAACTAAATAAACTAGGTAAGGGTTTTACTTACATAGTTAGAGAAGTAGAGGTAAATAAATAATGTCATACGCATACAATACACAAACTAATAGCGTGTCCAAGTGGGACACTATACAGAGCGACATAGCAGACGCTTACCGCCACCTAGACGATGAAGAATTAGAGCAACCGCCTCTAGATGACTTTGATGATGTTGATGATGAAGAATTAGCGAGAGTATTCGCTCTCAGTTGGGATAACTAATAATGACACTAAGACTAAATGACTACGGCTTAGAATTTGACACCTATGTCTGCTACATAGCGTTATCTTGGCAAGTAATTATCCCCGCTACTATTGCGCTAGTTGCCTATAAGATTTATAAGAGAAAGAAGAATAAGTAATGACTACTAATCGCCTACTAACTACGCTAGTCCAATTACTACTAGCGGGTGTGACTATTCCGCTACTAATTGCCGTAATAAAAGACCTAAAAGAGAACGGACTAAACTAATGAAATCACAATTAGAAAAAGATTTAGAAATCAAGGAAAGTTTTATTGACTTACTAAATGATGTTTATCCTACTGTAAAAATTGGACATTCTACTTTTACACCCGCCGAAATTCTAGAGTGTTGCGATCCTGTAGCGTTTGCTATTGGTTTATTGGAGCACGAAGATTATTTAGCTGAATTAGAAGAAGAATAACGGCGTGTCGGCTTGACAAAATCAAGCTGGCCCGCAAAGGCACGGGGTCGGGCGTGTCGTTACGGGGATTGTGGATAACCCCTGAAAATTTGTGAGATTTATCACACGACTTGAGCGTCTCAAAATATGGAATTACTCGCCAGTAAGTAGAATAATGTCAGTGGGTCATGGTAAAATATCCATATAACAACAACGAAAGAAGGTCAATTCATGAACCTAGATGAATTCAAGGCGCATATTATCGCCACCCGTGAAGCCAGCAAGGCAGAAGCCTTGTCAGTGCTATCTGCTACAATTACAAAATCAACAACGAAAGAAGGCAAATAATGTCAGCAAATGTTTATTCAATTCCAGATTTACTAATCGGAAAAACTTATCGCTCTAATTCTCTTACAGGAGAAATTGTTTCAGCGGAAACACACCCGCAAGCAATTTGGTATGACGGCGCAGAAGCGTATCGTGTTCAGGTTAGAGATAGCCTTAGAGGAAATTATACTTATCGCTCAGTAGCAGTAAAGGTCGGTGAATAGTAATGGCTTCAGTTATAGATAAAACCGACCACTATCTAATTTGGGATATTTCTCAAATTCATTGTGATGAAATTCAATTCCGCTATCAGTGTCGTGTATGTGATGAAATGATGGGTTGCTATTTCTGCGAATTTGATTACACCGAGCCTTGCGAGTGTCAGGAAAATCAATAATGGGATATATTGAAATCTTTAGAATGAATGATGAGGGTGCTGGCTGGGTTGATCTAAGCGAGGCTACCCCCGATGAATTGCTAAACCTAGAATTGGGCTTGCTCAATGAGGGAATTTTTGACACCCCCGAAGCCCCATAAAATGTCAGTGGCTTAGGCTATAATAACCAAATGAACAAACGAAAGGGAAAACCTAAAATGAAAACTCTAGAAATCATAAATTGCCAAATGTGCTTTGGTCAAGGCTGGCTCTACTATGGAAATGACGAAATGTATGACATAGAGGCTTGCGTATGTAATCCAGACTCTCTCTATGAGGGAGAGTAAAAATGG